TGAACCTGATGCTACTTTGCTTAAAGTTAAGGATGTTCCACTAATGGCGGCTACATAGGTATCACTAGCAATAGATGTGCCTGTGATGTATTGACCAACTTTAATTGATGCGTTTGAGCCCGATAGCGTTACGGCTGTGGTAGCGTTCATCGTACCGCTTTGGGTGGTTACTGCTGAATTTGAAGTTGTAGAGTTTGTAAACCCATTACCAACAAATCCGTAATATCCTGATGCTGTATTTGCATATCCACTTATTACAGAGGCATAAACTCCTGATGTAGTATTTATAAACCCACCGCCTAAAACAGAATCTGTGCCTGATGCTGTATTGTTGTATCCACTTCCTACAAAACTTCGTGTTCCACTTGCCGTATTAGAATTACCACCTGCTATTACTGCTTGACTAGAAGAAGCAACATGAACAGCGTTGTAACGGATAGTCTGCCAATCAACAGCATTAGCACCCCTAGCATTACCACCTGCTGTAGTAGATGTAGTAGCTTGTGCTTGTAATGCGCCTGTTCCTTTAGGCTGTAAAGCTAATGGAATATTTGTACCAGCACCTTGAGCAGATAGTAAAACTGCTGTTGCACCGCCTTCAACTTGAATATATTGGCTAGAACCTGTGCCAAGCGTAGAATTTCCTGTGGCTTCTAATGTACTAAATTTACCTGTAGTTGCCGAAGTAGCACCAATAGTAGTGCCATTGATTGTGCCGCCTGTGATGGCAGCAGCAGTCTTTTCTACTTTGTCTGTATTAAGGTTATTAAAGTTAGCATCTACTTCTACATGGGTTAAAGGAGATCCCTTACCTGATATCGTAACAATAGTGGACATGGTTTAGCCTTACGCTAAAGTTACGGAAACGCTAGATGTAGCAAACTTAAATACATCTCCGTCTGCTATGGTCTTGGATGTAGTTAGTGCGCCATAGTACAACATATTGCCAGTTGTTAAGGCATCAAAAATTGCAAAGTGAGTAATCGTTCCCCATGAACCTGTAGCCTGGTCAAACTCAACAGCAGCCGCAGAGTTGGTCGTTACTCCGTTAGAAGGAGCAGCAAAGGTAATGGCCTTGCGAGTGTAGCCTGTGCCAGTACATTCTGTACCTGATCCTGCTTCTGTTGGATCAGAAGTAAATAGGGCAGCATAAACTGTATTAGGTGATGTGTATGATGTGTTTCTTAGAGTAGCGTTAATTAATGCGTTCTCTAGGTAGTTTGAGATTGCAGACATGATTTTCCTATCGTGATGTTAATTGCATTGTTAGTGGTACTCCAGCGTACTCTGAGCTTTCGTCTGATCCGTTAATATCAGAAGTTGCTCTATCGTATAAGGTAGCCCAAGTTTGCACTCTGGCATCGTTCATAAGATAAGGCTCTGCCTCTGCCAAGGATGCGTAAAGCAGGGCATCTGGGAAGTTAGCAAGATAGTCATTTGTAGCTACACTTGTAGATAATGGCGTTGGCTTGTAGTAATAAAGCATCTCTACAACATAGGCCGAATCTGGTACTGGAGCAAATTGGATTTCAGCGCCAATAATTGTGTAGTACACCGGCAGACCAGACTCACCAGCCCTAGCATTACGAGAGAACAAAGAAGGCGATAAGTAGCTAATGGTGTTTCTTGGATTGCCTTGAGTAAATATATCTCGCATCTCTAAGAAGTCTGTAGGCAAACCAACAGTAGAATCGCCAGCCGTCATTGTTGCTGTAGCAGCCTTGAGGGTTTGGCGAGTACGGATCTCCCTTGATAAGCGAATCTCTGCAAACGTAATAAAGTCAGGGATGACTGCCGTTAAATCGGATCGACCTAGATAGTTGGCTATAGAAGTCTTTAGTTCTGTATATGTTGCAAAGCCCATTAGGACACCTCAATATTATGCCAGCCGTATGTGTAATTACCTATGTGGCCTATCTCCATTGAGAGATCGTGATCTACATAAGTATCTATTCCTGCATCTTTCGCTTTAATGCAAAAGTAAACATCTTCACCTAATAACTTCCCATTGGGCAATTGCTCAAAGTAGAAGTAAGGCTTTTCTATTTTCTTAAATGCTGAGTTTTTAATGAGAATGACACCGCACCCTATGGCATCTACCTTCTCTATTCCTTTTTTAACATTGGAATATACCGGCAGCCAAGATACAGAACCATCTTCCTCATAATTAATGTTCTTGGCAGTAGGCTTTACTGGCTCTGATCGAGTCGTAGCGTTTACGCCAACAATGTCTTTATTATGCTTTAAAAGGCGAACAAGCGCATCTTTTGGAAAGCGCATATCAGCATCTATAAACATTAGGTAATCACATCGCTCGTTAATAACAGAGTCTACTAACGCATTGCGCTGATCGAATATTAGTGTGCCTGTAGATGTGTACAGATTAATATCGTGTTTCGTCTGTTTTGCTGTGTAATTAACTAATGCAGATAAGTCAAACGATGTGGATATTTCTACTTGCCCTCTTGCTGGAACGCAGATACCTATCCTCATACTGTGCCACCCCTGGTACGGAATACTCGATTATCAGGGTTGTTTAACCACTTTACTAAGGCCTTTTGGTCTAGTATGTGGTAGCCACGCATAATGCCTTCTTTGTTGAGCATATTAATAATCTCAGCAGGCAATGAAGCAATTTTATTCTTTGGGTCGTATACGTCATCACCCCATCCAGTTTTTTCGCTACGCTGATTAAACTGTTCTTTGGTGTGGTTTGTGAAATCGGTTAAATCTACCTCTGATTTAATAACTATTCCACCATCACCATCTGCGTATGCAGTACGGATAACTCCATCTACTACACCGAGATTGCCTCGTTTACCGAGATCAGACATACATTCTCCTAGAAAAAGGGGATCAGTTTCCCAATCCCCTTATTCTACATTACTTATGACAGATCGAAAACACCGCCATGTGCAGCTTCGTTACGAACTTCCAAGGTGAACTCAGCCAAGATTTGTGTCTTTTCTGCATCACCTACACGAGCCAGCTCGTTGGTCTGGAATGGGCGTAAGAAAGCCAATGCTGCATACTCAGGATCGAGGATGAGAGCATCACGAGTACGCATGAAACGATCTGGAACGATTGACAATACGCCAAAGTCGGACTGATAAAGATCAGCACCAGCTAGGATTGTCGCTTGACCAGAAGTAGGCACTTGGTAGCGTTGTGCAGCCAAACCAGTAAAGCCAGAAACTACCTGCTTTTGTGTTGGGCTAACAAACAGAGCTGAAGGTGTACCACCAGCAGAGAATACAGAGGCAATAACAGTCTTGAGCATTGCTTCTGTGAAGGTACGAGTTGTACCATCTGTACGAGTAGAAACACCGATAGTTACTGGGTCTACACCGGTAGTAGCAGTACCATTCTTGCTTGTGTTGCTCTTAATGTATGAGAGCAAAGCGCCTAATGTACGAGCTGTAGAGGCGTTACCAGCAGATTGACCTTGGTTAGCCGTGATGATGGTTTCCATGTCACGCTTGATCTCTGAGGATACTTTAGCCAATTGATAAGCCTTTTCAGACTTACGACCAGCCTTGTCTACAGCTTCCAAAGTGCCAGAAACCATAACTGTCTTACCAACGATCTGGGTATAGTTACCCAAACGAGTTGTAGGAGAAACAGTAATGTCAGATGCAGTTGCACCTTCAACTAATGCGTTAGCAGTAGTGTTAGCTGCCAATGAGTCAGTCTGCCACTCGTGATAAACAGCAGTTGCCTTGGTCTTGCCAATAGATGACATGATTGGGGTATCTGTTGGTGAAATCGAATAAATAACATCCGAAAGGTCTTCCCGATTACCAATCGAGGTATAGGTTTGATATGTTGCCATGATTTAATTCCTTAAATAAATTGTTCAAAAAGTTTTGCTGCATCAGCTTTCTTGCCGGTCTTTTGGAGGCGAGTAAACTGCTTTTTCATCTGTTCATTCTGTGAACTGCCAGGATTGGAAGTTCCAGACTTTAGTACCTTTGGCGCATCCTGTACTTTTTTGACGGCTGCACCCTTATTGCCTGATAGCTTTTCGTACATCATTGCGTTGTATAGCGTTTTAACTGCTCTGGGGTCATACACTTGAGCTAGTTCTTGGTCGCTAAATCCGATTGATTTTGCATAAGTACGAATGTCCCTACGCACAATTTCAGCTTTAGCGGCATCCCTAAACTCTGGAATCGCCTCTTTCAGTTGTTCTGCTGCCTCTGCAAGATGTTTCTGTAGTGCTTGCTGTCTGTCGGCATCCTGCTGTTTAGCAAGATTCTGTCTTTCAGCTTGTACAGCTTGAAGTTGCTTTTCTTTTTCACTACGCTCTGCTACCGCTATTGCATAACCAATAGGATCGGTTTCCTTTAGCTCTTGCAAGTTCTCTACAGAGTTTTGGCTTTGTAGAACACTCTCGATAGCCTCTAAGCGTTGTGCGTAAAGATCACGCATCTTCTTAGCTTCTTCGACCTGCCCTCTTTCGGCCTCTACAGCCTTACGAGTTTCAGCCAAAGCCTGAGTCTTTTTAGTATAGTCTGCTGTCCTACTGTAGCCACTTAGGAGTTCATCTTCTGAAACTTCGACTTCTTCATTGCCAACTTTGACTCTGAATGTCTTTGTTGCAGGAGGCTCATCCTCATACTCTACAGTTTCTTCCGCACTTTCATCTTCGTAGGATTCGTCTGAATCCGATACTTCCGATTCTTCAGATTGCGATTGAGCTTGCGCTTTCTCCTCTGGTGAATCCATCATAGACAAAAATGCGTTAGCCGCATCATTTACTGTATTAACACTTCCCTCTACAGGATTGGTGTTTTCACTCATGTTGTTTACCTTTTAAGGTGGTTATAAAATCTTCCAGCGTTTCTCTGCAATTTGCTTATCATCAGCTAATGCTTGGATTGTCGCTATAAATTCATCCATCACTTTAAGTTTGAGAAAGTTCTTTTCTCGCACTTCTACATCGTATTCGTTACTGCCAAATATGTTGTTAGAATACAACAGTTTTTGACTTTCAACAAGTTCTAGAAAGAACTCATCTGATAAATAGGCTCTAGCCCGTTCTGCCTTGTTATATGACATTAGGAATATTAGCCGTTGGTGATAGTTTTGCGCCTAGTTGCAATGCCTTTAACTGAGCCTCGTACTCAAACTCCTGCTTTTTAATTCCCTTAGTCTTCCAAACCCCTTGCTCTTTGAGTCTGATCTGGTCCTCGCCTTT